GAACTCGAAAATTATTTGGTCTGCCCCTTCCGAAGAAGTTTGGGAAGAATTTTCTCTCAAGTATATTCGGAAGGATGGTAAAGTAGATGATACTTGGATTAATGCCAATGGCATGACCTATGAAATAACAAAGGAATATATTGATGAACAAGTTGGAAATTAGTTTTAGCACTCGCGTCCCATATAATAGCGATGATGATCATCTGAGTCGCACCACAAATATCGAGTTCGACGTTGATCTCGATAGCAACCCCTCTGAAGTCATCCGTCAGTTTAATAAGTTTCTGGCACTGAATGACTTTAATTTCTCTGTGGTGGAGGCATAAATGGCAAATACACTTTGTTCCCCTACTGAATATGATGATGAGAAGTATCTCCCGAAGGTAGTTCCATCTGTAATTTTTAAGACTCGCGTTCGCGATGATTCGATCGATGGACCGAATCCCTATCGTTGGGAAGATGTAACATCGTTTGACCTCTTCGGAGGCAAGCGTGTAGTTCTCTTCTCGCTTCCTGGCGCATTTACTCCAACTTGCTCGACATATCAGTTGCCTGGATTCGAGGAAAACTTCCAGAAGTTTGAGGCATGTGGCATCGATGAAATTTATTGTTTGTCGGTAAACGATGCTTTCGTAATGAATGCGTGGGCGAAGTCTCAGGAAATCGAGAACGTTAAGGTAATTCCTGATGGTTCTTGTGAATTCACTAGCAAGATGCGTATGGAAGTTGGTAAGGATAATCTCGGATTCGGTATGCGTTCGTGGCGATATGCTTGTATTGTCAACAATGGTAAGATCGAGAAGTGGTTTATCGAACCAGGAAAGTGCTGGGATGCTGAAGATGATCCCTACGGCGAAACTTCGCCAGAAAATATCCTTGACTGGTTGCGCAATAACTAGTATATTGAACTTCCCGATCGGTAATATTTTGGTCTATTCTTTTGTATCTAGACTCAAACTTACCGATCGGGAATAATTTTTTTATTATGGAGATAGATTATGCGTGAAGACTTCCTCTGGGTTGAGAAGTATCGTCCTCGTAAACTGGACGAGTGTATCCTTCCCGACGAACAACTGAATACCTTTCGTCAGTTTGTAGCGACTGGCGAGATTCCTAATATGCTGCTATGTGGATCGGCAGGTGTTGGTAAGACTACCATCGCTCGTGCCATCTGCGACGAATTAGATTGTGACTATATCATTATCAATGGTTCTGAAGAAAATGGTATTGACATTCTGCGTAATAAGATCAAGGAGTTTGCCTCCTCGGTTTCGTTTGGTGGTAAGACTAAGGTAGTTATCCTAGACGAAGCGGATTATCTTACCCCAAATATTCAAGCAGGTCTTCGTGCCTTCATTGAAGAATATGCTAACAACTGTCGGTTTATTTTCACTTGTAATTTTAAGAATCGAATCATTGCTCCGCTCCATAGTCGGACTGCAGTGATCGAGTTTAAACTTAGCAAGGCGGATCGTCCTAAAATGGCAGGTCGTTTTATGAAGCGACTTACTGATATTCTTGCCGCCGAGAACGTCGAGTATGACGAGAAGGTTGTTGCCGAAGTTCTCAAGAAACACTTCCCCGATTATCGTCGAGTCCTCAACGAACTCCAACGCTACAGTGTTTCTGGTAATATTGATGCAGGTGTTCTTGGTGTTGTTCAGGAAATTAACATCCGAGAACTTATTGCAGCATTGAAGGAAAAGGATTTCAAGAAGATGCGGCAGTGGGTTGCCGACAATCTTGATAACGATCCTAACATGATCATCCGTAAGATTTATGATGTTATGGTTGATGAAGTGAAGACTATCCCTCAGTTGATTATCCTCCTTGCTGATTACCAGTATAAGGCAGCGTTCGTTGCCAATCAGGAAATCAATCTGGTCGCATGTCTGACTGAAATTATGGCAGCGATGGAGTGGAAGTAGTGTCTGGAGTTCTCGATGGATTGGGAGATCCAAAGAAAACTTACACTGCTGAGGATTTCCTAGAAAAAGCAAAGAAACTATCGCCATTCGATTTCATCAATGACATCAATCATGGTAAGAAGAATCTAATTGTAGATGATATTACGGAGAAACAATACAACGCATACATAATTAATAAGGGTCTATCGTTCGATCGAGATACTATTATTCTCGCGAACGAAATGAATAGTCGACACCACCTCGATAATGCTCTTCAAAATACATTTCTTATAAATACTATTCGTGCAAAGAAACGCTTTAATAAGTGGGTCAAAGCCGAAGAAAACGATGAAGTAGAGATGATAAAAGAGTATTATGGTTACAGCAATGAAAAAGCACGCCAAGCACTCGCAATTCTCTCAGAAGAACAAAAACAATACATAAAAGAGAAATTGTATAAAGGTGGTAATAAATGAGTGACGATTTTTTCGACATTGACTTCCCAGGATATGCGCCTCTGGAAGTTACGCTAAAGAATCCTGACGACTTCCTAAAGGTGCGCGAAACTCTTTCTCGCATTGGTGTGGCATCTCGTAAGGAAAAGACTCTATTCCAATCCTGCCATATTCTACACAAGCAAGGTAGATATTTTATTGTTCACTTCAAGGAACTCTTTGCCCTCGACGGTAAGGATGCTGACTTTAGTGACAACGATCTAGAGCGTAGGAATACTATTGCTAAGTTACTTTCCGACTGGGGACTTATCAATATTAAGAATCCCGAACTACATGAGAACTGTGCTCCTCTTAATCAAATTAAGATCATTGCATTCAAGGAAAAGAATGAATGGGAACTGGTTCAAAAGTATAATATCGGCAGAAAAAACTAAAAAAGTATTGACAATTATTTGAAATAATAGTATAAATAAAAGGTGGCGTGCTTTTGGCGCCACCTTTTTTGTTACTCGCTTAATAGGAGAAAAATAAATGACTTGGAAATTCGATCATACATTCGCACAACTTCCAAACATCGACCGTTATTTCGTAGGCGCTGATCGCGTCATGAAGAAACTGGCAGATATTGCCGACGAGTCGGTTCAGGTTGTGTCGAAGTATCCTCCCTACAATATCAAGAAGGTAGATGAAGATCGCTACGTTATCGAAATGGCAGTTGCTGGTTTCGGTAAGACGGATCTGGATATCGAACTTCAAGAAGGGAAGTTAAAGGTAAGCGGCAACGTTAAGTCTGACGAGAATGCTGAATATCTTTACAAGGGAATCGCCGAGCGTGGTTTCACCCGCGAATTTACTCTTGCTGACAATGTTGAAGTCAAGAGTTCGTCGCTGGTTAATGGCATGCTCAAGGTATGGCTTGAAGCATTCACGCCAGAAGAAAAGAAACCAAAGAAGATTGACATTGCTGACTCTGATGCGGACTCAGGTAGTGCTGAATCGACTGCCGAGTTTCTCGCTGAAAGAGGGGAAAAGTAATGCATAAATATGTTGTGCCTGTGACACAGGCATCTGCGCTGCTAGTTGGCAGCATGCTAACACTTGTGTTCTTTAGTTTATTGTTTATTTAATATAAGGTGACTGTTATGTCCAATGTCAGAGTTGTTAAGTTGATTTCGGGTGAAGATATTATCGCTGATGTATCAGAACTCGAAGATGGAAGTCTTGTAGTTCTCAAGAAACCCATGCAAATTATGCTAGTTCCTAATGGGCCAAGTAACTTTGGCATTGGACTTGCTCCGTTCTGCCCCTATGCAAAAGATTCTTTGATTCCGATTCGCGGTGGTGCAGTGATTTCAATCTTTGAACCTGAGACTGATATGCTGAATGAGTATAATTCTCGTTATGGCACAGGTCTTGTTGTCCCAGAAAGCAAGATTATCGTATGAAGCATCTAATTGCATTTTTATTGTTTCTGGTTCCAGGTGCGGCGTTCGCGTCGCCCTGTGATCAGTTCTATCCGAATGGTAAGGAAATCGTAGTTCCTAATACCAAGGTTCTCTGTAACTCATTCTATGCCATCGTTTACAATGACGATCGCAATGCAAATATTCTCTCGACAGAAATTGCACAGGAACGAGTAAAGAAGGTTGCTCGCACTGACGACTTCCGAGCAGACAAGCGTATCGCCGACTCTCCGACTCCTGCTGACTACACCAACACTGGTTACGACCGTGGTCACATGGTACCAGCAGCGAATGCTGACGACCCAAATGAAATGAGCGATACCTTCCTGATGACAAACATGACTCCGCAGTTGCCTTCGGTCAATCGCGTGGCATGGCGTCTGCTCGAAGATCAGGTTCGCGACCTGCCATTCAAGTGGGTTGTGACTGGTGCGCATTATTCACCAACCGCAAAGACAATCGGCAAGGCGCAGGTTCCTGTGCCAGATTTTCTTTACAAGGTTGTTTATCTCAAGGATGGTAGCACCATCGCATATACCGTGAACAATCTTGTTCCTAAGTCTCAGGTCGAAAAGACAACTGTTGCTCAGTTGGAAGCGAAGATCGGTTATAAGTTGCAATGACTCTACGACAAATAGTTTCTGATTTCTTCGGAGACTATGTTGGTAAGTTTTTAGAAATCGGAGCA